ACACCCCATCCGGTGGGTGTATTAGGGCCAAATTGAAGCTAATTAAAGCGGATCATCAAGTTGGCAATTCAGAAAGAGTCGTACCATTTCCTCTCGAGCGCCTTGAATGAAGGTAGATGGAGGGCTCTCCCGACAGGAACGGAACGGATCTTTGTAACAAATTCGTTGTATTCTTCCTCGCCACAATGCCAGGCCAATAGGCAAAGTGAGCGGACATGGTCTTCAGTATGCCTGGGATCTTTCGTCCACCGAATGGACTCATGGATGTTCGACATGTCCATGACCGGATGTACAAGGAAAGGGTACCGTGCATCACGCACGAACTTCCTCTTCAAAAAGGTCACGTTATCCCAGGTTAATTTGACAAACTCCGCAGATTTATCTGGTGGAGTCATGATTAGACCAAAGCTTTTACCAGCTTCTGCCAAGAGGCTGGCATCAATCTCATACGGGTACGACGCGAGCACGTCATCCCCGTAGGCTATTATCTTAAGATCATCCAAATCAATATTTTTATAAACTGTGAGCACAAGAGTGCGGATGATTAGGTTGTTAATCATAGAATTGAAGATGGAGGTGCCAGAGCAGCCAGAAGGCATGCCCCCAACCACATAATAGTGCTTATCCATATAAAGGTGGTGGCTGCAGCAAAGTTGATCAATAAAGTGCTTGCACTCAACAAATCCAATCCGTCTAAGGACTTCTGCCAGGGCATGGAACCACATGGGAGACAGGCTAGCATCATATGCAGTATAATCAAAGCCAAAAAGCTCACCATCCATCATCACTGGGATCTTGCTCCAGAAGGTTTCAGGGTCGCATCCAACGGCACAGCCGGAGATGGTTCCAGGGTTGGTGTGGAAAACCTTGTAGAGGTTCCCAAAGTAGCACCGCATGGCTACTGAATCATTCAAGCTAGATGCCTCTATCAAACGGCTTTTTCCTTTCCTGATCTTATCTGGCGCCCTGAGTTCATCCTTGACATAGGTGACCATGGGTAGATTTAAACCATACTTATCTATGCACTCTTGCATCTTAGTGACATCCCTGGTCTCTTTATTCAAAATATCTCTTTTCTTGATGCCCATTGCAACGTACGGGTAGCTCGCACTAGTTCCAAGATCAAGTGCCTCAAGCCCCTCTGTACCGTAAATTGCATCCTCCATTGAAATGGGCCTCGGGTCAATATTCAACATTTTGAGTTGTTCAGAATAATGATCTATGGCAATGAGTAATTCCTCAGGCATGTCCCTTTGTACATTTCCTATGTACTTGGAAAATAGAGCTTCCTCAAAGTTGGTTTCAAGCCTCTTGTCCTTCTTGTGGAGTACCGCTGGTTCTTTCACCCCGGGGAAAACATCAAAGAAAACACTGGGCTCTAATTTGGTTTGGGTGGGTGCATTGATCACGGGGTACCCGGCATCTTTACTCTTCTCGATATATTCAATTTGTCCTTGTTCTGCTGTAAAGTACCTGCGTAGAAGGGAGGCGGCAAAACCTTGGGCACCGTTACCTCCTACGTGGACACCCACTATCTTACCCATGCTAATAACCACACCACCGCATTGGCCTGCCTTGGTGGGGAATTCATACATCAAAACTCTATGTGTTGGCCTGCCAGCAAGGTTCAGGAATCCGTAGTCCTTGACACGCCCCACGCAGGTAAAAAGCTGGGGGTAGTATGAGGTATTCACAACCACCACTGCCTCATTGTAATCTGTAATTTGGTCCGGAACCATTGCTCTAATGTCCCTGAACTTCTCATTCATTTTCAATTTCACTATGGTCAATTCTAGAGAAGTGTCGGTCTTGTCGTTGAGGTCATAAGCGTCCAAAACTTCAATGTCCTTCCCATTCATTTCAATGGTCTTGCCAGGCATGGCATGGCGGGGCAGGACCACCACAGTATCATAAACCCCCAGGGCGGTAAACTCGCCTGCACCTGTTTTGACTGTCCTAATGTTCTTCTTAAGTAGGGAGACGCCGAAATCAAAAAGAGGACCTTGGGTTTGTACCTGTCTTACCACTGGTTTCTTTGTGGCGTAGTTTGTGCCGATACCTGAGTAAGGGCCCTGCATACCAGAAAAGAGGCGATAAACTATGTAAATGGTCCCAGCCACTGCAGCAATGAGAGACACACTCTGAATGACTGCCAGCGCACGGTTCACGTTGCGCTCAAGCTTAAGTTCAGTGACCCTCTCTTCAACAATCCAACCCTTGGACCTGCAATATTCCCTCACCTCCTCACTATCGACTGCCTGCAGCAAATCGCTAATGGCGGAAGGTGCTGGTTCTTCCTCATGAACTTCAATTCTAAGAGGCTTATAACACACTGGCCCTTGGAACAGGGCCTCAAGGACGTTGCCAATATTGTAACGGCGGTTGCTCTCACGCCGAAGCTCACTAATCAGGGTGTCCAGGCTGTATCTCATCCCATCGCCCTTGCGCGATTTTAGCTGGAGGGCCTTTCCGCAAATCAACGGCATGCACTTCTTGAAATTGGCTGGGGAGCAGTCTTCACAGGTCTCAGTAGCCTTGGCCACATCCAGAGTGACCCCATCTCTTTTGTATTCCTTCTGGACCTCAATGTCACAATCAAAGAAAAACCTTCTCTGCAGCGCCTTATAATCAGCCACGGTTGGCGGAGTAACTTGGCCTGCATTAGTAGAAGCTAGCACAAATTTGGAAGTGAAGAGCTTCCCCTTATCCTCCAAAGCAGCCATGGGCACAGTAAAAGGAGCCGTCGAAACCATTTGGCAAAACAAGGTCATGTCCTTCCCATCGGGGTTTTGAAGTAAATCATCCATCACTACGACGGCTTGTTGTTGGTAGCCATCAAAATGATCCGGGTCAGGCGGTAGGGAGTAGACGTCGGAACCTTCGTACTCAGCCAGTTTTCTTCCTACTATCATAGTAGCCAACGACTGACCGGTACCAGGTGAGCCATGAATCAGTGCACATACAGGTTCAATGCGGTTCTTGGTCTTGAACTGCATGGCACGGAGGACGCGCTTCTCTAGATGGTAGACGCGCTTAGCTTCTGCGGCATAAAGCGGGGCGTTCTTTCTACAATGATGGGCAAGGTACTGAACATTCCCAAACAATTGTTCTTGCCTCTCCTGACTAGCGGAAGAGTGTTCCAGAGTGTTCACCTGAGCCTCTAAGAGTGGGAGCTGTTTTAACTTCTTGACGAACTCTGCTCTCTCTTTGAGTTCTGGTAGGATCTTTTGTTTAAGCCAATCAATAAACTTGGAGATTTTTGCTGCGATCCAGTCTAGGCCTCTGAAGGCGTTGCACATCTCAGTGAACTTTTTCATCCAGTTGTCTGACTGCCTTTCTGCCATGTTGATTCCAAGAATTTGGCAAACCTTTCTCTTCAGCCATTTCCATGGAGAGCCTTCACAACCTAGAAGGGCGAGGGTTGCTCCCACGGTAATCAAATCCTGGTGGTTTCTCACCACTATAACCAGCGCAGAAACCAGTCGGACAAGAGACCTAATGATCTTCTCTACTACTGAATCTGAGCCCATTAACATGTCCCTGAGTTGGTTGGTGTAATTTGCAATCTCAGCAGTGAATCCAGCTCCAAAGGCATTGCCTAACTGTTGGACGTAGTCAGTGATTCCCTGTTCCATGGCGTCATCCTCTATCCAAAGGAGGTCACGAACATCTGCAAACCCGACATGGTCTCCACCGCCAACCGTAAGAATGCCCATAACACCATGCTCACAACGAAGAAGACCACCGCAATCACCGGGCTCAGCGAAGCCAATCCCAAGAAGGATGTGAGTTTGCATTCTTTCTGGGTAATAATCGTTGGCCTCAATCTTGTAGATAGATGGGGGCGTGACTACAATAGGATAGTGCTTGGCTGTGGATTTGCAGTAATAGATACCAGATCTGCAATTGCATCGAGCGATGGTGTCACACCCGTGAGCATCAACTCTAGTAACAAGTAGATCACGCTGGTAAGATTGCCAGACTTCATTTTCCCAATCAGCGTATGTGGCAAGGTGTCTGTTTAAAATTTTGTAGGAGCCCACATACGCAGCACCCTGCTGCTGCCCAAAGGGTCCATAGCTAGTCAAGCTGGCTCTGTTAGAACAAATCCTGTCGGAATCCCCACTGAATACCAGGTTGTACCTCTTCTTGTATGGTGCTTGTCTGGGTGCACGTGGGATCCAGCAGCTGGTGTGTTTTATTTTGGCACAGATGCGGAACCTTACTTGGTGTGCTGCGTCTTCGAGTGTCCTGAAGTACATGAATCCCAGGAAATTGCTCGGGAGGATGCCATATCTATCTGGGTCAGTGTCCATGAATCGTGCGTACCCATCATAAACCGTGGAATACGCATTGGCTGAGCTCATGAAGGGTACTGAGAATTGGGCAGGTGGTCCGTCCGTGTCCGCGAATACCGAGGGGTTGCACCCAGATTGCCACTGAAATGAGTCTTGATTGGAGGGAACGGGTGCCCCAGGGGGGACGTACATCACCTGGTAAGTGGTGTGCTGCTCGGTGGTAACATTCTGCCCAGTAGAACTTGTTGCAATTATGGTGAACTCCACGTCAAAGCGCATGTAAGTAAACCAGGACATCTTGGCTCTCAACTGGACGAACTCCCTGAAGTCAATGCGCCAGTTGGTGATACTGGTGCCAGTGGCCAGCAGCGGCATACCCACGAGTGAGGAGCGTCCAAAGAAACTCTCCACACTTGTCTCGTGGATACCGTGAGTCGGCACAATAGTGCGGGTCTCAATCATGCTCTCATCCCTGGCAGTTGACGTGGCACCAGTCTCAGCGGCCTGCAGGGCTGGTGTGCTGTCCGTGGCTACTGAGTGGGTGGATGTCGTGGTACCAGCAACTAGGGCTCCTGCAACTTGTTTGTCAATCGCATCCTTTAGCATCTTGCCTGGGTCATTCTGCAGAATTGCAGTTTGGGTCATGTCTTCCCTATCCTTTTGAATGCGGAAGGAGAAGTTTGGCTGTGCGGCAATCATCATGATTATGCCTGCCGTGTTAGGGAATCCCGGAGGGATTACCATGTTTGTTTGGTACCAGATGGTGACATGACCTGCTGCATAATATTGGTAATTCAGCACATCGTCATTACTGACTCCTCTAAAATGTGATGCAGAGATCCAAGGTATGACCAAGGTTATTGATGATTGTAGACCAAAGTCCCAGACAACATGCGTTCCAAGCATGGCTTCTTCTCTATTCCTAGGCATATCTCCACCTGGAGGTGTGTATGCCAAGAGGACCTTTCCTGTTGTCATGAAGGTGCCAGTGAACATGCAGGTGATCTCCACTGACCCACTCCATTGGGTATAATGCTTTGCTAAGGTACCTAGAAGGCTGGAGGAGAGAGGGCCACTTCCGCCAAGCTCAAGTCTTAGGGCATAAATCTGGGCATCCAATGCGTCCTGAACACTTACTGGGATGACATACCGCTCAACACCCTCTACCCCTTCCCTGTTGTTGGCCTCAAGGATAGACTCAACTTGCGCAATTTCCAAAAGGTTATTGACCTTACCAGGGATGAAAATTTCAGGGGTCGGCTGGAAATCAGGCAAAATGCACGGGGAACAATCCTCATCAGTAGTCATGAACTGGTAGGAACCTGGCCCTGGCTTAGTTGGAAGGCCTTGATTGCTAGCTATAGCGCGTCTAAGCCCGTTGTACTCCGTCTCCATCGGTGCGATAGTCACAGTAATGGGGACAAGCGGCGTGGTCTCGGCTGCATATTTCAAGGGTGCAACTGGAATGATAGCTAGTGTCCAATTTGAATGCCTAATGGCCGAGTCCATCGGAATGGCATTCACGTATGGTAATATCAGGGTTGCTGAATTGTTTGTCCTAAGGTTGATCCACTGGTGCGGATAGATCAGGGAGTTTCCTAAAGACGTTCCATCCTCGAGCCAGAAGGGCTCTTGGAAAGTGCCGCCTTCGCTGCCTGGCATGGTTCTGTCAAAAGCGGGCTGCTCTTGTGTGGCGATTTGGTGTTCTGGGATTGCAAGCACAAGGAGCGTGCCCTGGTGGAATTTGGTTGCATTGCATTGGACGTGCACTGCCCACCCACCTCTATAGATGTAGTGGAACTGGGCGTTCTGTCCAAACATTCCTGTATTGTTGAGTGCATCGGGTAGCTTCCAATACCACCCCTTGCTATCTGCCTGCCACGGCTTGGAACGGAGGGTATAAAAGCGCTCCGCTGATACACCTGGTTCAGTGGGCTTGTCCACTGATGTGGCATCAGTGTCGCTAAGCTTTGCAGGCCAGCAGCCATAAGCAACGCATATATTTGCTGCCTCTTGGGTAGTGATAGTGCTGTTGCCAAGTGTCAACTGGGCTACGCGATCACTGTAACCGCACGCTTCTGCGCTTGGTGACTTAAGTGGAACCGCTGTCTCCTTTATCACATCCGCAATTGGCTGAGTGAACTTGGATGGGTCCTGGGTGAAGTCTTGTTTGTTCTGCGCTGCAGAAGCGGCGTGGCTGTAGTAGTTAATGTTGTTATAATTAATGGTTGAGCCTCCGGTAGCGTAGGTTCCAGTAGTGTGGCTCCCGGCAGTATTTCTGCTCAACTGGGCTCCCATGTTCAAATGTCTTGTGTATGCGATTCAAACAAACTGCAAAGTGAATGAGCTCGAGGGTGAGATCTGTGGCTTTTTGAAATGCTATAAGGTAATACAAGGCAATATTCAATGGCAAGCGGGCGAACTCAATAGTATCAGTCAATGTCACCATAAATTGTTGTATAAAATAATAAGGAAACACGGAGTACCGAAAGTAGTCTGTTCCGCCTCCAACTTGCGCGTTACGACGTAGCAACACTGGATTGTGCGCACACGCTCGGAGGTTGGGATTAGCAGCATTCACGGCTCCGGAGGAAAACCTCTCTAGCACAATAGGCTCTTGGCCACTTACAACGAGTTGGAGTGAACGGCCAAGTGGCCGAACCCGAGAGCACACGCGGGCAAGCAACCGTGTTACCACGGGGGTGACTGCGAGCCCCATCTCTCAGAGCTACCACTGGGGTTGTGGTGGAGCGCAACTCCTCATCGCCTTCAATGGTTAATAGGCTTCTCGTAGTAGAGAGGGCGGGTGACGACCATTTCTGGCCGGGGAGACAGAAGTGCTTGACCTTAACGCAGCTGGGTGCCACGCTCCTATTGGTCGGTTTTGCTAGTACTTCTAAGTTACGGGGTGGGGAACTCATACCAATCCGTAGAAGGGTCCTAAGCGAACCGGTCTACTGGTGCGACGTATCGGTGCGGAGTCGGACTACTCCCCACATTGGCAGAGATCTTAATTTGTTTAAGGAGGGGAAAACAGGCGTACAAAGGTTCTAACGAACCAGAGTACTAGCGCCACGTGGGCCCCAGGGGTGGGTACAACCCCCAGGCTGTTTTAA